TCATCGTCCCAGCCGTGTTTCGGCCGAGAATCTGGTTTGAATCGTGGTTGAACAAGCCGCGAACGTCGTCTTCCCGAATCGCTCGATCGAAGGCCCCGCGGTCGATCCGCTCCATAAAATCGGGCCACAGCTCGAACTCGGTCCCGCGCGTTCCATCGTAGAACACCGCTGCATAGCCTGTGATGAATTGCGAGTCACCGTCGACCCGAACCTCCACCCCAGGGCTGAAACGTCGCTCTGCACTATTCTGCTGCGTCTGTGGCATATTCCTCGACCTCCTCGGCGTAGACCATCGAAATCGGTACAACGTCTTTCACGATAAGGGCGACCTTCGCCGATTCCAGTCGCTCCCCGAACGAACCCTCCCCGGTCATCTCATCGATCAATATCTGCTGAATCCGGGCGATCGCGCCAAGGCTGATCCGCTCGGCGAGATCGACACAGTCCTCGCCCCGCATGGCGACCATCACCGGCAGAATGGCCGCCCGCATGAACGGCTCGTTTTCGTCCAGCATCTTGTTGTGCAACCAGTCGTCGAACTTCTCCGGGATGCCGTTTAGCCGGCGACATTGCCCGATGACCCGATCCACCACCCGATGAATCGCGTCTCGGAACAACGCCCGGTGGGCGACATCGACGAACTCGGACCGTTCTGCGTCCTGCCTCTGCACGCCCGGCGTCACCGGGTCGGCGTCTGTCTGTGCGTTCGGATCGAAGACCACGATGTTCGCAGGGATACGGGGCTTGTCGCCGCCCTCGTACGGCGGTCGGTTCAAGATCGCACGGGCCTCGTCTGCAAGAAGCAAGCCATTGTTGACTTCGTTAATCATCACCTGCGAGCGGGTTTCGAGCGTCACCTGAATCAGCCCCTCGCGAATGAACTCGGCGAAATGGCTGTCGGTCCGCTGTTCGGCGTCGGTGGTCAGCTTGTCGGTGCATTCGGCCTCCCACTCGTGCAGCCAGGGATTTAGCGCCCGCGAGAGGTAGGACTGGTTTTCCTGTTCGAGGCTGGCCTGCGAGGTGCGGGTACGATCGCCCAGCATGTGCGGCGGGATGCCCAGGAAGTTCGCCACGTCGCGGACCTCGAACTCGCGGAGTTCGATGAGCTGGGAGTCCTTGGCGCTGACGTTCATCGCCCTGGCGGTCATTCCCTCCGTTAGCACGATCGTCCGATGGGCGTTGTCCAGGCCGGTTTGAATCCGCTCCCAGTCGTTGCGCAGTCTGCCGGCGGCGTCCGTGGACAACTGTGCCGGGTGCTCAAGCACCACCTTGCCCGTAGCCGCATTCTTGAAAAACACCGCTGAGTATTTTCGGGCGCCGATGCCCAGGCCGATCGACTGGGCCGCGTAATCGACCACGCTGTAGCCGGTCAGCCCGTCAAACCCGAGCCCCCGGATGTGCAGCACGTCGCGGCCACGGAGCCTGTGGGGCTCCGATGTTCCATCCGGGGTCTTGGCGTTGGTCACGTACCAGAGTTCCCCATCCAGCTTGACCGGGAAGGTGATATTTGGCTTGGGATCCAGGACGTGCAGACCGATCGGCCTCCCTGACCCGGTTCGTTCAATCCAGGCGTAGCCGTTCCCGTAGCTCATTGCATGGCCCGTGAGGGTCTGCTTGAACTGCTTGGCGGTCGTCGATGGATTGGCCTTGCGGTGGATCAGCCTGAACGCGGGGTGGTCGGGGTCGCGCCGCTTGCCGTCGTCGGTCCGCCGGTAGATGAGCAGCGGCAGGCTGGCAGTATCCAGTGAGATCAAATTGATACCCCGCCACCATGCCGCGTAGGTCAGGGCCTTGTCGGCGTTGACCGGGACCCCGCTGTCCGCTGTTTCGCCGCCAAACATCTCTCCGACGGTGAAGTCGGGGTTGAGTGGCTGACTGGGGTCTTCCAGGCTGGCGCGGGTCTGTCCGAATATGGCGTCGAGTATCACGGCTGCTCTTCTTTTCTTTTCTCGATTCGCGTATCCAGGCCCACTAATTTCGCACCGCATAGGATAATAAACAATCCGATTCGCACCCGCCATTTCGTCGCGTTCGTCATCACGACGGTTAATTCGAGCGATCGGTGAATGTCGTTGCTGTTGTACGTTATGGTTTTTCCTAGCGTCGCCAAGGCTATTTCCTCCTCGGAACTTTTCGGAGCCACAATATCGACAACGCCGTCGCCAATAATCCCCAGACCATCACACCTAAAGGGACGCTGACCATAGCCGCACCCGTGCAGATCGCCCCAATTCCCAGGATTCCAAAAACCTCGACGGCGCGTCTCATATCACCATCATCCCCACGGTTTCACCGCAGCTCTAATCTTGACCATCGTCGCACGCTCTTCTGCCCACTTCCGCCGTTCATCCGTGAGCATACCATTCAGAATCCAGATCGCAGCCCGCAAACCCGGTACGTCCAACTCCCCTACAGGTACACCGCCAACCGTCAGCCTTAGAGCCATGTCCGATGCGTCCTTGACGATGTAATCGATAAACGTCGTCTTTCCGGTCATAGCACCATCAACCCTTCCGTCTCATAGACCGACGTCGTAGGCGGTTCGGCGGCCTGGCACATCCCGATCGCCATGATGAGGGCGACCAGCCCGTCGATCTTCTCTGACGACTTCGCCTTGTCCGGCTTCTTGTTGCCCGCCTCATCGATCTTGACGATGGCGTTCGCAGCCATCCATCGCAGCACCGGATTGCCGCCGTGTTTCAGCTCGCGGCCCACGACCAGTTCCTCGAGCCGCCTGGTCGGCGCCGCCATCGAGACGTACCCCTGGCCGTGCGCGTACGGCTCGTACCCGTGGTCTTCGTTCAGAATCCGGCAGGTCGCTGCACCGACGTAGATGCGGTCCACGGCCATCCCCCGCACGTCGTATTTCGCCAGAATCTTCACCACGTCGGCGGCCAGCTTGCGTTCGTCGATTCGCGCCCCCTCGATCGCCAGCATCAACTCTTCCTGCATCCAGGTGTAGTAATCGCCATGCCCGCGGCGCTGACGCAGAAAGACCGTCTCGCTGGGGACCCAGCACCACATCAGGGCGTCGTGGGTCTCGGGAAAATAGAGCGACAACGCCGTCAGGTCTTCGGTGTCTCCGAAGTCCAACCCGGCGAAACAAGGCTTACCTTCCAGGTCCGGCGTCTGTCCGCTGCACGCGTCCCATTGCTCCATCCGCAGCCAGCGTTCGGCCTGTTCGGTGCGGGTGTTCAGGTGCAGGCGCCGGAACGTTCCCTCGTACGACGGCCGAATCTTCGCTTCTTCGCATTGGTCCCGCATATATTCCAGCTGAACCGCATGGCCTAACGAGGGATTCACCCGCGCCCACACATCTGGATCGGTCCAATCGGCCTGCTTTGACGCCTCATAGATTACTGGCAAAAACGCCGGATCGCGGACAATACCGTCGCGAACCTTACATGCATAGTCGTGCTGATCGTTGCATATCGACGATCGTTCGTAATCGGCGGTCGTCAGGTAGATAACCAAGGGCTGCTTTCGGGACGCAACACCAGTGCGCAACGCCTCGGTTAGATCGCCTGATTTGTGGGCGTGAAGCTCATCGATAATCGCTACCAGGGGATTCAATCCGTGCTTACTTCCCGCCTCGCTGCTTAGTACCTTCAGTGAACCAAAATTACCCTCGTTGTCATCGAAAACCATTGCCCGCTTCCAGAGGGTAACGTGCTCATCCATCCATTCGTTATTTTCGACCATGTAGCGAGCGTACGAGTACGCTTGGCCCGCCTGGTCCGTCTCAGACGCCGCAAAGTAGATCCGCGATCCTTCGTACCCGTGCTGAAATAGCGTATAGAGCGCAATCCCCGCAGCGAGGACGGTTTTTCCGTTCTTCCGGGGGACATAAACGAACACTTGGCGATACCGCCGGCGATGCGTGTCCTTGTCCAACCATCCGAAGACGTTAGCGACTATAGCCTCTTCCCAGGGCAATAGCTCAAACGGCGTTCCGACAATGCCTTCCCCTTCCGGGTGTGCGAGGTATTGCGGGAAGAAATCGACCGCGTGCTGCGCGACCTTCTCGTCGAAGTAGTATCCATCGGCGTCGCGTTGGATATCGTATCCAGGAATCGACTCGCAATCCATCATGACCCCATCTTCAAGATGGGCGACAGCGGCCGGCCGACCTTCTTCTTTGGTGATACCTTCACCCGTGCCCGTCCTGCCGGCGTCATGCCGAATTCAGCCTCGAGGCGCCGCATCTGCTCTTCGAGTCGCTGCACAATGGCGACCTGCGGCCACGCCGCCGGTTTACCGGGCGATCCGTTAGCGTCTGATGGTATATAGACCTCGCCATTCTTTTTGATCCAGTCAGCGGCCTCTGACCAGCGAGTCCATAACCGACAATATCGGGACAAAGCGAACCCATCGATAGAATCCAGGACTCGCATTGCCAGCAGGCGTTTTGCGACAGTCCTCCACGTCGTTCGTTCTTGGCGAGTCAGCCATTTGGGCGGCGCAGGGACCGTTGCGTCCGGCGCCGGCTCGTCTTTTCTCGCCGCGGCGCGGCGGCTGCCCCTGCTGGCGAGTATTGCAGTCGGTGTCGGGGCTGGTCCTCTGCTCATATAGCTGCCTTTCGATTCTGGAGCTGTCCACGGGCGCGTTCGAGCGGGTCGTTACCGATTAGCGGCTGAGATAATTCGTCGATCTGCTTGATAGCCCGCAGGGCATTCGTGAAGTCTCCTATCTCGATCATTTTGGCGTACGTCAACCGTGTGGACTCCAGGCACCAGGCCCGTATCCATTCGCGTTGGGCGTCGGCGGTCTCTGCGATTTTCATGACTGCGGCGGCAATGAGTGACGGTGCGTCGTCGGACGGCCATAGGGTCGCAACAGCGTCAAGGATGTCGGCCTCTGCGCCTGACTGAAGGATCCAAGCCGTAACCTTCTCAATCTTGACGGTATCAGAGGTCGTCGTTGTAGTGTCGGACAATTTCAGATGGCCTCTCTAGCGCCATACTCGGCGACTGTACGCTCCAGATCTCATCCAGGATCGACCGATAAAAAGCCGCCAACTCGGGGTCGTGTGCGGCGTGGAAATTCTCGAATCGTGGGTTCGTGTTCAGGTTCATGGATGTCTGAATGACAAGATCCCAGGCGTCATTCTTTAAGATGGCTAGTTTGGCGTGGTTCTTGCTCACTCTGACCGCATCACAGCCAAATTGTTCTCGGAGCTGGCTTGCAAGGGCGGGCGCCCTTCGTTGGAAGCTGAAATCGACAAGCCATCGCGTGCTCAGAATCTTCCCACCGCCAATCAGCTCGTGGATTCGTGTTAGATCGGCGCTTGCGGCGGTCCAGGTCGATATATCCATGTGGGCGGGGCCGGTTACCTCCAACGACGCCATCAAGAGGTCGGCAAGGCTGAACAGGCCCTTCGTCAGCCCGTATATTTCACGGTCCCGGGATAGCCCCTCGATGGCCTCGACCGCGGTCCGGGATCTCCGATGGTCCCTGATAATTCGCCTCGATGTGTCCGATTTGCGGCTATATGAGGTCGCCTGCTCAGGCAGTTCAATGACCGCTTCGGCTTGTAATAGGGGGTTCTCGCTCATGGTTTCCAATACTCGGGTATAAAAC